TAATTGCGCAACTAGACGGTGTGGTTAATGCTCTTACTACTGGCCAGGATAGAACAGGCCGTCGCGCAGATGGGTCGGAGTTTACAATTTCAAGTGCTGAACGTGCACTGACTACACGACGCAGTCAACAAAAAGATCGCGACGCATTAACTAAGAAAATTGAAGAAGCACAAAATCGCATACTAGAATTTCAAAAGAAGAAAGCGCCTATTGCTGCTGAACAGCGGAAAGTCGAAGCCGAAGTCGGTCCCATCAAATACATTGCTGCACTTATCTACGGTGACAACCCTGATACAAATGTTTTAGAAAGGGCTGTGCGTTGGGTAATAATATTATTAGTATGTGTGTTTGATCCACTGGCTATTATGATGCTGTTAGCCGCTACTGAAAGTTTATCTTGGACTCGGCAAAAAAAACAAGCATTACTAAATTCACTGGCTCCTGCAACTGAAGCAGCGCCTAAATCTGAAATTTATGTGGATGAGCCGCCTAATTTTGATGATGAAGAAATAGAAGAACCCAACCTTGATCACGGTACTTGCCATAAATGTGGAACTGCATTAGAGCTCGCCCCGGGCATTGGTCCTTTTTGTCCCAATCGCAATTGCGATGTTGCAGACGGCCCGTTTTTTGATGAACCCCAGCCCCACCGCCCCGAAACGCACCCATACCTAAGAAAAGGTTTTGCTGGATTCCCCAATCATATAAAACCAATTGTTGCACCAACATCTAAGTATGAACCAGACAATGGCCTACTGACTGATGAACAGATTAAACAAATAGCCGAAACGGCCGAAGTACCTACAACAATAAAAAAAGTAACATCAACAATACTTGATGTTCCGGAGGAGGAAAAACCCCATGATGAAGAAATTGTTAACGTTAGGCTTGCCGAACCTGAAGAAATTGAACCAGCGGTACCAGAAGTTAGTGCCCCTGCCGAAGATGAATTGGTTGACGACGATGATAGTGAATTTGACGGCATGGATGTTAACGAAAAAGCAGCAGCCCGGCGCTGGAAAGCAGTCCACCCAAATCAAACATTAAAATTTCAACGACGGTTAGTTGATCTTGGAAAAATACTCCAAGTTCCTTGGATGTCGCCCGAATACTATTACAAACTGTCCCCCGACGCTGACATGGGCAACGAAACCAACTCGGGTTTTGGTATTGCGTTCCCACCTAATCCCAAAAAAGGTGACAGCTTCTTGCGTGTAGATCGCCTGCCCAGCTTGTTATTCAAATACAATGGTAAAATTTGGATTGAAGTTGACAAAGCACTAAATGATCGTTATGCTCACGATCAAGCATACATTGATCATCTTATTGCTAAAATTGATTCAGGTGAATATGATCCAGACTTGTTAAGTGATGCTGAAAGAATTCAAATTGAACAACGACTAACTGGAAAATAACATGGCCATATTAACCACGCCCACGCATTGTAATTTTTGTGATAAACACAAAGATCAAGTGGTTAAACTAATAGTAGGCAACCACGTGGGCATTTGTAATGAGTGCGTGGAATTTTGTCATGAACTGTTGAGCAAAGCAGAAAAGAACGCAAAAAAATTAACCAACGTTTCGCTAGATCCTCGCGAAATTCATCAATTCCTTGATCAGTATGTTATAGGTCAAGATGTAGCAAAAATGATATTAAGTGTATCAATTGCCAATCATTATAAACGTATTGGCAACACTGATCCCAACAACGAAATACAAAAAGCAAACATTCTAATTACTGGTCCTACTGGTACTGGCAAAACACTGATGGCTCGCACGGTAGCCAAGTATTTAGATGTACCGTTTGTTATTGCTGATGCTACCACGTTAACTGAAGCTGGTTATGTAGGCGATGATGTAGACAGCGTGATACAACGTTTATATCACGCAAGTGGCAATGATATAGAACGAGCACAGCGTGGCATTATTTTTCTAGATGAAGTAGATAAAATTGCTCGCAAAGGTGAAAGTTCCACGGTATCAAGAGATGTGTCAGGTGAAGGTGTACAGCAGGCTTTGCTTAAATTAATTGAAGGCACTAAATGTAAAATTCCATATCAAGGTGGCCGCAAAGGAGCCAATGGGGAAACATTTGAAATTGACACTTCAAACATGCTGTTTATTGCTGGTGGTGCTTTTGTGGGATTGGATCAAATTGTTAAAACAAGAACACAAGGAACTACTATTGGTTTTAGTTCAAAAACTACTGCACAAAAAAATGAAACAGCCGAAGCAATCTCTCCTGATGATTTAGTGCGATATGGCATGATACCCGAGTTTGTGGGACGTTTCCCCACAGTTGTGGAATTACAAGAGCTTACTAAACCACAGTTGATTTCTGTTTTAACACAAACAAAAAATAATCTAGTGGGACAGTATAGATGGCTATTTGACCAAGACGGTGTAGCATTGGACTTTGACACTGACAGTTTAGATCTAATTGCTGAACGCACTATGATTAAAAAAACTGGTGCACGGGGACTACACACTGAACTGGAACGCATTCTTATGCCGCACATGTACAACCTTAAAGATTATCGCTCACGCAATATCCTAAAAATAGCCATTGACAAAACGCAAGTAGTCAATCCAGTTAAATTAGAACAACAAAATTCTTAACAAATTTTACCAATTATCTTTTAATTTAATGATAATTTGTGTATAATAAATAGTATTGTAGCGCCGATGGCCGGGCTACAATTATAGTCATCTTGCTTATGAAAGGAGAAAACAAATGACAAAAACTCTCGCACTTCGTAGTTTCGACATTCCCGCACTCACCAAATTTGGTATCGGTTTTGATAACATGTTTGATGAGCTTATGCGTGTGACTGCTCAGCAATCTTCCACTAACTACCCACCCTATGATATTGTACAAATCAATGAGGATGAGTACATGATCAGCTTGGCTGTGGCTGGTTTTGGTTCCGATAACTTGACGGTTACCAAGGAGAAAAAATTCTTGGTTATCGAAGGCAAGCACACTCGTGAGACTGTGGAGCAGGAAGATACTAAAACAAAGTATCTACACAAAGGCATTAGCGAACGCAGCTTCCGTCGTGAATTTCAGTTAGCCGATCACGTGGACATTGTTAACGCTCACCTAGAGCTTGGCATTTTAAATGTTCACCTGAAGCGTGAAATTCCTGAAGAAGCCAAGCCAAAGTCTATTGCTATCACTTACGCAAAGTAGTATAATTGTCATAAGTACAGTGGCAGCAGGTGCTGCCACTTTAAAATAAGGACATAACATGGCGTCTCAAGATACTAAAGTAATAACAAAAACACAAATTGAATTACGCGAGCCACCGTTGTTTAAAATAATTTACTTAAATGACAATAAAACATCTGTAGATTTTGTAGTTGAAAGTTTAATTAAACACTTTGACTACAATGCAGATACTGCTGTTGCCATTACCAACGACATTCATAACAGCGGTTCAGCAGTTGTGGCTGTTTTGCCCTATGAAATTGCTGAACAAAAAGGCATCGAAGTTACAGTTGAAGCTCGAAATAACGACTTTCCGTTACAAGTTAGACTAGAGCCCGATACAGTCACTAGTAGTTAATGGTAATGCGTTTGGGGTAAAAAGCGGGCTGCCAGTCAGCATCATCAGCCCGCCCTCTACAGTTGTTAACATAGCGTATGCCTGAGAATTTTTGATCCACGCTGTCGTGATAATGCCCAAAGCACCAGGTGTCAATTTTGTTTTCAGAATCTTCATCCAACGCCAGCATCATTAACCTGTTGCCCATTTTGTTAAATTCATAAGTGTCAGTAATACGCAAATCGTGGCTGATAAGATCTTTAAAAGGTACAGTATGAGTAACAACCACAATGCGTTTAACATCAGGATGCTTTTGCAATCGTCTTATGCTGTTAATCATATAAAGTGCGTCTTGTTCCGCTAATGCGTGAATTCTTTCGGCACTAGCACGACGAGTTTTCATAACATCAGTCCACCACAGCTTGCATTGTACTGGGTCAATATTGTCATCTAAGTCCCAAGTCCACCAACCATTGGTTCCAATAATAGCAACACCGCTGATGATCACACAGTTGTTTTGTAGAAATACCACATTTGGAATGTTGGCAATAGCCTTTTCCAACATGAGATAACTATGGTCAAGTGTATCTAAATGATGACGATGTTCGTTGTTGCCGTCAATATAAAAAACTGCGTTATAGCATTGACCCAAGTGCGTCAGCGTTTGCTTAACCACTTCAAGGTCGCGAGAAATGTCACCGGCAACTACACAAATCGTGCTAGTTGCTTGTCCAGTCCAATCTAGTGTTTCGTGAGAATCCAGGTGAAGGTCGGAAATTAAATCAAATGATAAATGCATGATACATATTTAAAAGGATTTGCAGTATGAATATTATTATTGACCCAAAAGACTTGAAATCTTATCAAGAAAAATATACGGTGCTGGAATTAGATACTTTTCGCCTACTGCCCGAAAATCGCGAAGTCAAGGCCTACTGCGTCATTGAAGCAATACCTATTATGGAATTGCAATTAATTGAAAGCAGAAGGAATTTGCACAACGGTTTGTTGGAAAACTATCGCAAACGAAATTGGGATTACTGCAATCAAGCACTTGATCATTTGGTTGGCAGCTGGAACAATGAATTAGACTCGTTTTATCAAGACATGCGTAATAGGATCGATCGCTATATGGAAAACGATCCCGGTGAGTCCTGGGATGGCGTTATAGAAAAACAAGCAGCATGAACATAGGAATCGTTGGCTTTGGTTATGTGGGTTCGGCTGTAGCGGCCAGTTACGCCGACAATCAAGTGTTGGTCTATGATCCTAAATATCCTGAGATATCCAGGTCCCTAAACGATATCAAACGAGAGTGTGAATTTGTTTTTGTATGTGTGCCAACACCTAGCGGCCCAGGGGGATGTGATACCAGTATGCTGGATAACGTTATTGGTCAGTTGAAAGGCTATACAGGCGTTGTAATTGTAAAATCAACTGCCCCGCCTCAATGGTATGCAGTAGCCGAAGCGGCAGCCGGATTGAAAATTGCACATGTTCCGGAATTTTTAACGCAAGCACGAGCCAAGTATGACTATGTTAATCCCCATAAAATTGTTGTTGGCTGTAAAACAGAATTAAGAAACGAAGTTAAACGAGCATTGATGGCAAGTGCAATCAACTTTGATCGCATTGCTAACATTGAGTTTTGTTCTATAGCAGAAGCTAGTTTTTTCAAGTATATGGCCAATAATTTTCTAGCAATGAAAGTTGTAATCAACAATGAGTTTGCACAACTGGCACAGGCTATGGGACTGGATTGGGAAACACTGGCTTCAATGGCACGCACTGACACCAGATTGGGCAACACACACTGGGCAGTACCCGGACCTGACGGCGACTATGGATTTGGTGGTGCTTGCTTTCCCAAGGATACAGAAGCATTACAAGTTATGGCTCAAGACTTAGATGTTGAAACAACCATGCTTGACACAGCCGTAAGCACTAACAAAAATCTAAGATTTAGTTTTAACAAACACCATTAAATTTTATAGTAATCAAGCCACCTTGATTATTATTTGCTGGTCTTTGAACATTGCATATTGGCTCTTTATTTGCATATTCATTATGACGCCCCACACAATCAGGAGGGCTGTCACTAGAAGTGCAATTATCGCAACTGTAAGGAAATACACCCGGAATTCCGGTGTTATTATTCCAGCTATTATTTTTAATATTTTTTACTTTAATGGCGCCAAAGTTACTGGTCCAGTCATCGGCACTTAAATCAAATTCAATTAGTGCATTCGCACCAGCAACACAAGAATTATCTATTGTTTCCTGCCCCATAGGTTGAAATCCATTGTTGATGATAACTTCGGCTAAATTGACTCCGTGTGGAAATTCATTAGTTGGGCAATTCATTGGGGGTGTATTAAATGAAAAATTACCATTGAATCCTTGCGAGCCTGGCGCCCCTACAGGAGTTGATTGCTGTTTTTCCAATATAAAATATCCCTGTAAGAAACGTTTTTCATCAGTAACCACCATCGAAATACCTTTGGCCATTTGTACTTGTTTCACATTTTGTACGCAACCTGGGGTTACACCTAGTGTAACATAAACTTTTACTGGAGAGTTTGTTGTATTTTGGACTTCTAATTGTGTTGGCATATAGTTTTATTAGTAATTATTTTTTGGTGGTTTTGAAGGGTTAACTTCTGCGCCGCCCATATAAACCATAACATTCTTGCCTGATCCTGTAACACAATATACTTTGTCATTAACTTGTTCGACAATAGTATATGTTAGTGTTTTTGGATTAACAAACATAATTGTAACTAATTCTTCTTTATCCCGTGTGCTAACCATTTGAAGCATTGGCCGCTCATCATATTCTTTTAATACTTCAACAACTTTTGCCTGCGTAGCGCAAGGAACAGTTAATTTAATAGCATCGGGTGTTGGTGATTGCTGTGCATGCACAGCAGATGACGCTAATAGCAGAATACTTAATACAAGTTTTTTCATAGGTCATCCTTTGTTTAACCATGTTAGATATTTATACTATGCTTGTAATCCGGGCAGGTAGACAGTTTTCTTGTCTTTTGACACCGCTGTTAGCATTTCTTTTTTAAGATTTGCTGGATTATATGACACATGTACCCATCCTGAGCTTGGTACGCCTGGAGTATAAAACTCTAATATCAATTGTGTAAAATCTAAATTATCAGCAATCCAATGAGCCAAGTCAGCATTGCTAATGCCAGGAATTTCGATATCAGCAGCCATTCCCTTAACATGCTCGCTGCTGGCAGAACCTCGAGCTGCACTATTAACCGCTGGTGATCTGTAGCCGCTGTTAACATGCACACCACGGCCGTAGTGATCGCGAACTGGTTGTAAAACATTTTCGGCCAGTGCCACCATGTTTTTAATTTCTGTGTCTCCGGGTGTATTGTCCAAGTGATTGCGTAGTGCAACATCACTTTTTGTCATTTCATCTAATGTAAAGTTTTCTGATAATTTCATTTAATCCTTTGGCATTGCCGTTTGTGCAAAATAAACACATTAATAATATTTATTTTGTTCTAATTCTATAGTAAATAGTGTTATGTTAACGTTTATAATTTCTTATATTTTTTTTGTCCTATGGGCTTGGTTACAAAATACGTACCTTCACCGATCTTTATCCCATAAACAACTTGAGTTTCATCCAATAATGGTACAAATTATTAAAATAGTAGCTTGGATGAGTCAACGACGATACTACACAGACTGGGGCAAAGTATGGGTAGCAGTACATAGAATGCATCACGCATATACGGACACAGATAAAGATCCGCACTCACCACACCACAAGAGTTTTACAGATATTTTGTTTCTGAAACGTCGTCGATTGACCAACGAAGAAATTGAATCTTGGACCAAAGATGTTAAAATAACAGTTACTAAATTGGATAAATTAATGGAAAAATTACCAATTGGGCCGGTTGTATTTCTAGTAATTATGGTATCTTTATTTTCTTGGATCGGATTTTTAATTTGGTTGGCCTGTATTAATTCACATTACCTTATTACATCCTTTAACTACGTAACCCATGGTAAAATACCAGGTTACACTAACAGTCCTAATGCAAAATCTGACAAATCAAAAAACATACCTTATTTAGTATTTGCTTATTTAGGTGAAGACTTACATGCAAACCATCACAAATGGCCAACTTCGGCTAATATGGCTGTAAGGTGGTGGGAAGTTGATTTTGGTTATTGGATTTTGAAATTTCTTTCACTGTTTGGTTTAGTAACATTTAATAAAACTGCGCTGCTGGAAAAGACAATTTAAGTTTATTCTGATATAGTGATAAGGATTAGGACTTCAATCCTAATCCTTTGGCATTGCCGTTTGTGCATCCCATTCATACAACTCGATTTGCGTATCTGCGTCGGTTGGTGTTTTGCTCTTTTTAGCTACCATGCGCTTGCCTTCTTTTTGCGCCTTGGTACCTTTTTCCAGTTGTTCTTGCGACTGCTTGGTCCAGGGAATACGACGGAACACTGGATAATCAACATCGGGTTCTATAGTTAGTAGATAAATCCAGGGCTTGGCATTTTTAGCATACACAACTCGAAAAGAGTCGTCTTCGGGCAAACCATCTTTGGGTTGTCCCCACAAGTCATTTACCGTATGCCAACTAAACGCAACATTGAATAACAAGAACGGAACCAGGATGGACATTAGTATTGGGTTCCATTTTTCTTTGATCATAACAACTAACACAATTATGGTCAACAGCATTAAACTAAAAATTGCAAGTGCTAACATATTTTTATATTCCTTCTGGGGCAGGCAAAGATGAATTAGTTGGCTCTGGAGCAGCATAAGGACGCACCAACCGTCCTGAGTATTTCTTTGTTAATACTGGAACAATGTCCTCATCTGTTTCAGTAACATTAGAAACGTTCCCGTCGGCATTTACTGTAAATTTATAGTAATTGCGTGCCTCACCTTCGTCAGTAAAATTCTTTGTTTGCTTGTAAATTATTGAGTAAGGATTAATCTTCTGTACCTCAACAGTAACTGGCAAACTGTCGTACATTTTAAAATCTTTTTCGTGATCCTTAAACACTGGTTTTCTATACCAGTGTACAGAAATATAATATTCACCAGGCATCTTGCCGCGGACGGTTACTACTTCTCTATTGACTTTTATAATCACTTCCTTACCGTCAATCTCCATTTTGTCTTCAAGAACACCACGATCGTCTCGATCTAAGTGTATTAGTGGTGAGTCTTTTCTTGTGAATCCCACAACGTTCATATCGGGACCACGAACCCAAATGTCGATATCGTCAGCCGAATCTTCAGGCCACGTTAGTGCAATAATAAATTCAGCAGGAGTAATAATGTCACCCTTTTTAGCAACGGGGTTGATCATTAAGAACGCAATTAAGAATAAAAATACGAATCCAACAAGAATGTTGAATAACAAGTCTGTAAATGCTACAGTACTTTTAAACTTTTGTGGCGAGTCCATCAGCGTAATGCTCCAAGTTCACCAGCTGACTCTTTAAGAATATACTTGCAACTAAACCAACCAGTGTGGTATACAATGCTGTACTCATTCCCAACGCCATGCTGGCCAGTGCTGTTTGTAAACTTTGTGTATTGGAAACGTCGATGTGACTAAATGCAGTCCCGAGCATTAATAAGAAGCCAGCCACCGTTCCAACCATACCCAATGCTAGGCAAGTTTCTGCCAAATACCATCCAATTTTAGAATTGTTTTGTATGTCGGACGCAGTGGTTTTTCTGTGCCATAATCCAATTAATACAGATCCTAATACCCACATTAAAACAATAACAAAACTAAGTTTAGTTTGGTCATGTTGCCAAATTAAACGATGTGCATCAAAATATACTGCAATAGAAATTAAAACTGTTTGAATGCACACCATTAGATACCAAGTCATAAATGCTTGTTGTGGTGTTACTGTTGTTATTTTTGCTAACCATCGCACTAAATTTTTAATCATTTTTATCCGCTTGCATATATTTTTTTAATTGTTCTAGCAAATCAAGCAACGCTTGCTTAACTTCAGCGGCCGCATCAATGCTGTCCAACTCGTTGCGTAGTACAGCTATAAACTCGCTAGGAGTTGCCGTTCTAGTGTGCTCATCGAACGTATAGTTATTTATTTGGTCAACTAGCGAAATTACCCGCGGATTTGTGGTTTTGTGCGCTTCAATAATACCATTAGCGAGCCGTAATAACGACATTTTATTTGGCAGCGTCTTCGTTTTCTGAAATTTCTCTTCTTCTGCTTAGTGCGCTACCTGTTAGTAATGCGCCAAACGCAAGATGAAACATTCCCCCACCTCGTAGGGTATACGGATCGTGCTGATTGAAGTTTGCTTTTATTAATTCTACTTGAACTTGCTGACTTACATTGCCAGCAAGAAATATACTTTTATCTAAATCTTTTCGCATAATACCAATCCAAGTTGGCACTACAACAAAGTCAAATAAACAAATGATTGCATAAACAGAAGCCATAACGGATTTCCACCCATCATGCTTCTGCATCCATACAAAAAATTGTCTCATGATATTTTACATGCTGGCTAGCTTTAATTTATGCACATAGTTGTCCATAAAGTGATCATAGACGCTGCTAAAGTACTGTCTTTTTTCTAGTGCACGTTTTCTTGCAAGAATCTGATCCCATAACAATCTCCATCCAGCAGAATGGCGGGCGTTTCCGTGGTAATCTAAGTACAGTATTGTACCATGATGACGGAATTTCATAATATAAAGTGGGACTCTGGTAACAGCATCACAGCAATTGATAACTCGTGTGTGGGGTACTTTTAATGCCGAAACAAAGGCTTTAGTGCCAACTCTTGGAGAGCCAAATGTAACTAATGCGTTAACATTAATTAAGCCGCGAAACGACAGTCTAGAAGCCATAATGGTTGCCATTGCAGCACCAAGGCTGTGTCCTGTTATTACTAGTGGTAAATTATTTCCGTCTTTGTTTAAGTTAAGTAATATGTCATCCCATAATTTATTAACTTCTTTTCGAAAGCCAACATGTACATGGGAACCGTTTTCTTCTTTGTTTTTACCCGAAGTTAAATCAGCAAGTATGTCGCTTTTTTGTTTAACTTCAGTACCGCGAAACGACAGTACTCGTTCTTTTCCGTTAGTTAACAAATATGCTTGGGCGCCCTTTTTGTCAAAAAAGTTAAGAATAGAATAACCGTATTCTTTAAACGCCCCTGTTGCTTTGTCTGGATTAAGGTAAGTGTCCCTGGCTATCTTAGCATACGGTAGTATTTCTTTTGGTGTCATTTTTATTCTCCGGAAAATATCAAAATATTTACCGAATAAATTTTTTAATTAAGTGGCTATTGATACACCAATATTTTAGTCCGGAGCACCACCCTTTTTAATTATATCATTGATCAAGTAGTTAACTTGGTCATTAGTTTCCCAAACACCACCTAGCGTAGCAGTATCAATGTCAAATCCAATACTGGTGTTTGTGCCAACTAACCCGTCATCACCAACTTTAAACTCAACATCGACAGGATTGCCCTGCAAGTTCTGATCTTTGCCCGAAGTATTGGTTAACAATATTTCAAGTTCATCATCATTTAGTTCCCAAGTTGCACTAAAGCCTTTTGCAGCCTTAACATAAGTATATCAAGCAGCGCAAGTGCTTCTTGATCGCCGGTTACTTTGATGTTTAGTGTTACTGATTCACCATCAGCAATTTTACCCAACTGCTCTCCGGAACGATCTTGGAACTGTACATTAAACGATATTGGCTCTTCCTCTTCCAATGTGTATGCTTGATCGCTGTTGTTTCCGCCTTGAGACATAAACCAATTTTCACCAGTTTCCTCTACAGGCCAGGGCGTGTAATCGATGTCAGTATCAGTTAACACTTCCTGATCAGTTTCTACGGTTGTGTTAGTATTGGGTTGCTCACTGCTATCAACACCATCAACAACAGGATCGCTTCTAACAACACTTGATGTTCCGTCTGGATAGGTTGTTGTAGTTACAGTAACTTGATATGTTGTTGTAGTTGTTACTACAAGTTCACCAGTGGTAACATCTCTGGAGTAATCAACAGTTGTAGTTGTAGTTGTGGTGATAATATCACGTTCATTTTCTTCATCAGCGGTTGTTGTGGTTTCTGTAGTTGTATTACGACCAGTTTCTGCCCACTCACCATATACTGTTTCCAGCGGTGTTCTTTCAGTTGTGGTTTCTGTGTAGTACTCGTATGTTACAGTAACAACTGGTTCCGCTGGCCATGGATCATAATCAACGTTGGTATCAGTTGATACTTCTTGATTGGTTTGTTGCGTTGTAGTTGTTGTTGTTTCTGTGCTAGTCTCAACATTATCAACAACTGGGTCAGCCCTGGATACTGTAACAGTTCCGTCTGGATTGGTTGTTGTTGTAACTTCTACTTTGTATGTAGTAGTTGTAGTAGTTGTAATTTCTGACGTTGTTACGTCACGTGACAAGTCAACAGTGGTTGTGGTAGTTGTAGTAACTACATTTTGCTTATTATCTTCATCAGCAGTAGTTGATGTATCTGTAGTTGTGTTGCGTCCAACTTCTGTCCAAGATCCGTAAGTTGTGTCGCCTGGTACTGTGCTTGTTGTAACTTCTGTATAGTATTCGTATGTGATAGCGACAACTGGTTCTGCTGGGGGTTCTGCGGGCGGCTCTGTTACTGTTGATGGTTCTTGTTCTGTCGGTAATGCGTCACCAACTAGCACTTCTGGTCTTCCTGGAGGAGTGAAGTTATAGTTAAAGGACAGTGGATTGACTCCCTCTGCAATGCGTAATAGTTGTACAAAACTACTACCACTACCTTCGCCGCCTCCTGCGCCCAAACCAGCAGCAGTTGCATCTAAGTTTTCTAATAAATCACCACTACCGTCTAATGATTGTATAACTGAATTAATATCAGCAGAGTTGGCAACTGCTGCTTCTTTTGCTGTGGGTAGCAGTTCTGTGTTGAATACAGAGTTGTCTATTGCTACTGTTTGTCCGGGCTCTAATGCAAGTGTCTCACCGCTTGCATCAGCAAGAACAATGCTGCCCTGTCCCGTTATGATTTTGTCGGTGTCAGCTATTGCATCACCAACTTTTAATTCACGAATGCTTCCGTCTTGTGCTTGGGCAAGAACTTTGCCGCTTATTTCTTTTACTGTGGCGATTGTAGCCATGATGGTTTCTCCTTGTTACGTATTACTATCAGTTCACAATAAGTGTAGCTGACTGTATAGGTAGTGGAAGAACCTAATCCTCACATCCTCTGTATCATTATAACAATATTTATACGGGTGTCAATGCAATTAAATGCCAATAGTATTGTACAAAAGTACTATTTTACTGGTCACTGGTATTGTTTACGTAGGTATTCAAATTTGGTTCTGTTAAAACCAATGGTTCCCCAAAATCACCAAACTCCGCAGTATGGAGCATGTATAGATGCATGATTTTCATGTACACTTCTTTGTCAAAACCTTCTTGGAATCGATTATGTTTGATCAACAGTGATTTTAAGTAATCGTGACAATCGCGGGTCCCTAACTTAGATTCAATCTTAGGAGACAATCTTTTGGTTGCACTAAAAATTTCTTTTAGTTCTATTACCATCTGCGATAGGTTTTTCTGGTGCATCCGCTATTTAGCTGTCTCTTTGTGATTTTAAATAGCGGCGGTAATACTTCCTTGCTTTGAGTAGTGTCTGCATTAGTTGTTCTTTATTTTCTTTCCTCCATTTTCTGCGGTTTTCATCTTCTACTGGATCAATTGTTTGAATTAGTTTATAATAGTTTTTTCGTGCCTCTAAAAAATTCTTGCTGGTGTTAGTATTTTCTAATTCGTTTAATGCTGTTTTTAAATTATATTTTAGCTCATCAATAATTTGATTCTCAAACATCTCACTAAAAAAATGTTGTTTGTTGTGTGCTGTTATTTGATTAATTTTATTCCAGTTATGTTGTTGTTCTTCAGCCGTCCATTGTGTAATCTTTTTCATTTCAACAACGATCATTTGCAAGCGTTTAACAGGATCACTTTCAAGATCATATGATTCGTCTATTATACCATCAAATGTTTTAAATCCGTAATCACGCAAGTAAGCAAGACTACCAGTCGTTGACGCTAATATAAACGGGTGCCCGCAAGCAATAGGTCTGAGTGCTTTTTCTGTAAGTTGTATTCTGCTATCGTCAAAAAGTGTTTCAAGTACTACTTCAAATTTTGTGTTAGCATAATCACTAATGTCAAAATCTGCACTTGAATTGCTGGATGCTGACGTTGTAGCAAATGTGTCTAGAATAATTTTTGGTTTAAATAACACATTCTTAAACACATGGTTGGTATAATGTATATTGTGTTCTGGGTCTGTTGAATTGAAAGAAGTTTTACAATTATTGTGCAAATTATTTTGCTGTAGCAATTCAACAAATTTGATTCGGTATTCTCTTGTACCGCCCCACGCACGATTGTATATTAAAAATTCTTGTTGTTCTTTCTCAGGTTTTATACTAATGTGTTTTGCGTAGCGAAACCAATCTCGTGCAATTAACGCATGCGACCAATAATAAACTGGTATAAATTGATCGTTTTTATATTTTTCAACTTCAACTGAATTTTTTTCACTGTGAATAAGCAAACATTTATCGTACATATTTGAATAACCGAGATATCTAAGATTTAACGATTTAAAAATTTTTAATTCTACATTAAATATTTTTTTGTATTCATTGTTAAATTTTGCATCAACACATTGATAAAAATCATAATTCAATGGTTCTTGATCATAACATATTATTTCCGGATCTAAAGTTTTCCCATAAGGCCCAACATCACCTAACATTTTTAAATCTTCAATATTTTTTGATCCATGGGGATAAAATCGATAAATTATTACATGATCACCGCGAATTTGTTCAGCAACATCTTGAATATAGTGGTACAATCTATCTAAAGGAACACTCATAATATGAAAAATATCGGCTTTATTGGCATTGGAAAATTAGGGCTGGACTGCGCTGAAGTTATGGCAGAAAAGTTCACAGTCCGGGGTTATGATATTTACCCAAGAACAAGTGAGCTGATAAAAGTTTGCGGCATCGAAGAAATAGTAAATGAAAGTGAGTGGATTTTTATAGCAGTGCCCACACCCCACGAAGCGGGTTACGATGGATCAACGCCTAGCAGCCATATGACTCCAAAAGATTTTGGGCACGGTGCTGTAAAAGATGCTATTGCCAAAATCAATCAATACGCTAAATCTCCCAAAAAGGTAGTCCTAATCAGCACAGTATTACCCGGCACCACTCGCAGGCATTTTATCAACTTACTTGATAAACAACACCAGTTTTTATATAACCCTTACTTAATTGCTATGGGCTCAGTTAAATGGGATATGGCCAATCCTGAAATGGTTATGATTGGTACCGAAGATGGCAATTGGAATGGTGTTGCTAGTGAGCTTGTAGATATTTACAAGCAAATCATGCAAAATGATCCGCGCTATGAAATTGGCACATGGGACGAGTGCGAAGCGATTAAGATTTTTTATAACACATTTATCAGCGCCAAAGTTGGACTGGCCAACATGATTCAAGACTTTGCTATGCGTATTGGCAACATTAATGTAGATGTTGTTACTAACGCACTGGCGCGTAGTACCATGCGCATCATGGGTCCCAAGTACATGACAGCGGGCATGGGAGATGCAGGTGCTTGCCATCCCCGTGACAACATTGCCTTACGATGGCTGGCTGAAGAATATGACATTGGCTATGACTTGTTTGACACTATTATGAGTGCTCGTGAAATACAAGCAAAAAATCTAGCAGAGTTTTTGATCACGCAAAGCCAACTGGAATTGGATCTGCCAATTGTAATTCACGGCAAAGCCTACAAACCCGATGTGCCTTACTGTATTGGCAGTTACTCAACGCTGGTAGGACACTATATCAAAGAGCGCGGCATTGATGTAAGGTATGTAGATCCACTAGCCGATGATCCTACAGATGTTATTGCTTCAGTCGAAGGCGCCGCAGTTTATTTGTGGGCACACAATCGTCGTATTACATATGAATATACCGGCGATCAAAAAAATACCGAGCCTTATTGCACAATACACCCTGGAAGTGTTATTGTTGACCCTTGGCGCACATTGCCTACCACACTAGATGGTATTAAAGTTGTACACTACGGAAATACTCGTCAAAAATAATGCATAACATAAAAAAATATCAGTTGTACAAATTCTGGGACGACGAGTACAAAACGTTAAACTATATCAATGAACCGTTCAATGATGTGGCGTTATCTGCCAAGTGGACGGCACAAGGTTATCCCAATAAGTTTACTGGAGACATGTGCGACATGCGGAGCAGTCAGCCTTCTTGGAACCAACGCTTCGTTGATATTTTTGTGGCACAAGGATGGCGGGATATCGGCACCAGTTATTATCGTATGAACACTGGAACGGTGTTGCCCACGCACGGCGATCTTTACTTGAAATATATACAGGTACACGGCTTACAAGGACAAGAATCCAGTATACGCCGTGCTGTAATATTTTTAAATGATTGGGAGCCCGGACACTATGCTGAATACTGTGGAGAGCCGTATGTAAATTGGTCAGCAGGATCCACAATAGAATGGGCTTATGATGCACCGCACATGGCAGCTAACTTGGGTTTAACTCCTAGATACACGCTTCAAATTACTGGACACATATGATTGATAGCCGCAATGAATGGGACCCACTAGAGGAAATTGTAGTGGGCAGCGCCAGTGGTGCCAACTGGCCATCTACAGATCCGGTGTTTGCCGAAGAAGCAGCCAAAACGTCATGGACCGAAACACCGGTGCCTTCGGGTCCTGTACCCAATTGGATTGTTGAAGAAGCTAATGTAGAACTTGATCAATTAGTAGAAATATTAGTTGACTATGGTACTGTAGTACGCAGGCCGCGACCTTTAGATTTTGTAGCACGGGGCGGTATGTACAACTACTGTCCCCGTGATCGGCTGATTGTGGCCGGAGATACACTGGTAGATTGTAATATGATGTATCCTTGCCGCAATCAAGAAATTGAAGCATTAGAACAAGTTACAAGTCAAGCCAAACGAATATTCACTATGCCCCGGAATAGCGGTATGGTGTTGGATGCTGCCAATGTTTGCCGCCTTGGGGATACTTGGCTGTATTTGGAAAGTTATAGTGGTAATCGTGCTGCATATGAATGGCTGTGCAATCAATTCCCCCAAATCAAAATTGAACTGTGTAATTTTTATTCAGGTGTACACATTGATTCTACTGTTGTTCCCATACGAGAAGGATTGGTGCTGCTAAACGGTTCGCGAGTAAACAACAGCAATTGCCCCAATGCATTTGATTCCTGGGAGAAAATATACGTGGAGGATGTGGTACCACAAGGATTTTATCAATATCCTTATGCGTCCAAATGGATTGCCATGAACATGTTAGTGCTAGACCCACGCACAGTTATTGTTGATAGTCATCAAACTAAGCTAATTACAACACTAAAGTCAAAAGGTGTGGACGCCATACCGCATACACTAAGTCACAGCCGCACACTAGGCGGGGGTTTTCATTGTGTAACACTTGACTTACGGAGGAAACATGTCTGATTCAACAATTACAGCTACAGCTATTAGTATTGATACTAGTAGTATCAAAAACCTAGTGGACCAAGCCATTGAAACAAACATTTTAACCGCAGTTGAATCGTTGTCCTCTGATCCTGTTTGGTTAGAAAAAATTGAAAACATGATTAACCAAGCAGTAGTGCGCCGCACCCTTGAGCGTGTTGGTTCTATTGACATTAACACAGTGGTTCATCAGTGTGTAAATGAAAACATGGCCAAAATACGACTGGACTTATTAACTAATTTTGCCAGCACTGGTATTGACGATAAAGCCACTGCGTGTCAATTAACCATTATGGATGATGCTACAGTGGTTGAAAATACATTAACTGCGCGAGATGGAAATTTTGTAGAGTCCGTTACAGTCAAGGATTTGTCAGTTACTGGATCGATTAATGGGGACGATAGGTGTTGGCTTCCACTGGCCAATACTATTAGCGCCAAAACACTGGCTAAACTTGACCAGGACTGGCGCGACCAATTAGTGGCTCAAGTGGCTGAAAAAATTCGAACCGACGGTATTGCTATTGACAATATTAAAGTTGATGAATATCAATTAGTATCTAATGCTGGCCTGGCTAGATCTATTACACAAAGCAATTTACAAAAAGTAGGGCGACTGCAGGAGTTGACAGTAGACGGCGAAACACACTTGAATGAAACAGTTGTAGTGGTTAAAAAACGTCTAGGTGTTAATACTGAGCAACCCGACGCAGCACTAAACGTTTGGGATGAAGAAGTTAGTGTATCCATGGGCAAGTACAAGCACCAAGAAGCGTATATCGGAACCAACCGCAATCAAGCATTAAACATTGGCATTGGACGAACACCGCAAATAACATTGGGTGCGGATGGCATTACCAGTATCAATAAATTGCGTGTGGCGCAATATGCAATCGGTCACGGCACCACCGTTCCGGGCTACTCGGGTACCAAGGGCGATATTGTGTTTAATGTGGATCCACTGCCTGGCAGCGCCTTTGCTTGGGTTTGCTTAGGCGGCTATAATTGGAAGGTACTCAAGGCGGCGGAATGAGAATCAATTGGGTCTTGGCTAATTCATTTGTTCTACCACCCAACACCGATGTAAACAGGCTCAAGGACATCGGCAGCTTTTGGGGGAGTTGGCGCACCTGGCGAAGTTGCTCCACTGACAATGTTATATGCAACGAACCCGGCGAAGCTAGAGACTTGCTCAAGCGGAAAATGAATGAAATGTGCAACTTGTACATTCCGGAGTCAGCGTATGTTGAACTAGAGCGACCACGGGCCGTGCGGATGTATGGTGGCCAATTTACGTTTGAAGTGGACAACCGAGATGAACTAATTGCTTTGCAGTTGGCCGCATCACAATCGGATATTGTGCTGCTATTGGGTTTTGATTGGACTAAAAAGCGTGCCAGCACCGATCGACTGATCAAACACAAGACCAATAACTATCGCAAATTTGTAGTGGATGCGGTTCGAAACAATCCCGATGTGCAATGGGTACTAGTTGATCACCCAGCCAAAATCATGCCCGAATTAGCCAAGTTTGAGAACTTAATGCAAGACACGCTGGAAAATGTAATAGAATTAATGAACAATTGACATAAAATACAAAGTCATGTATAATGCAGCATGACTACACATACACGCATTGGTTTTGCTTGCAAATGGTCCGAAGAAACGCCAAAAGGTGTCGTTGCGGTGCCCGAACTAAATACCCGAACGACAACAGTGGCGTGGCTTAACCGCCAACACCGTGACGTTGCTGTTGAACGTTTGCGTGATATTGTAGAACACAATGTTCGTTCGGTTCAGTTATTGGTAGAAAAAGTAGGCGAGCTTGATGATCAACTCAGAATGGTTCGGATTGGTAGTGATATACTTCCTATGTATACTCACCGCGATTGGTCTTGGTTTTACAATGAAACTGATATTCGAGCATTGGCAGAAAAAGGGTTATACCGCGCAGGAGAAATTGCCCGACGTAATAAAGTACGTCTCAGTTTTCATCCTGGCCAGTTTTGTGTATTGGCTTCTGATAACCCTGATGTTGTACAAAATAGCATAGAGGAGTTTGAATATCATGCAACAATGGCCCGTTGGATGGGCTTTGGCCGATCTTTCCAAGACTTTAAAATCAACGTCCACATCTCGGGCCGCGCCGGTCCCAAAGGGTTCTTGGACGCTTACTCGAAGTTATCGCCCGAAGCCCGCAATACCATCACGATAGAAAACGAGGAATATTCTTATGGGCTTGACGACTGCCTTTCTATATCTGACAGCATACCTGTTGTGCTTGACATTCATCATCATTTTATTCGCGAAGGGGAATACATCTCGCCCAATGACGATCGCGTTAAACGTGTTATTGATAGTTGGCGTGGTGTACGTCCTGTACTGCACTATTCCGCTTCTAGGGAAGATGTACTTGTCAATCACCCAACCGACCAGCTTCCATTAATGGAATCACTGCTGGCAGCGGGACACAAAAAACAAAAACTACGGGCTCACAGTGATCGATACTGGAATAAGCCTATGAATGAGTGGGCATTGAGCTTTACTGATACACACGATATCATGTGTGAGTCAAAGCACAAAAATCTAGCCAGCTTTGCCCTGCATAAATCCTGGACTAATTAGTCTTTGGTGCTTTGGGCTTTTTGTCAAACTGCCGTTTCTTTTTAACCGGCTGTTTTTTAGTTGTCGCTTCTTGCACATCCCCGTGCCCATCCACAAATAGTTTTGCTTTTTGCTTAGATTTTGGGCTGGCTGTAATTGCTGCGGCCTTGGGTTTTTTCTGTTTAGCAGGCGGAACAGGAGGTGCTGCTTTAGGCTTGGCTGGGCGAGCTTTTGCTGGCTTTGACTTTGCCTTAGGCTTGGACATACCTATTGTTTCTGTGGGCTGCTGAGTGGGGAACGGCCAATATGCTGTGCTAGTTTGCCCGTGATCAGACGCAGGCGGTTCAACTTTGTAAGGTGCGATATCACTAAGATCATCGTCCATAATTTTTGTATTATTTGGTATTTTGAAAAAATCTTTGATACGAGAAAAAATTGACATATTGTGTTCCTTTGTATTTTATTTATAACGTCAAGCTCTATTAAGGAAAATTGATAAAAATGTTGCAGGACAGCACAAAATGATAAATAACTCAGTAGAAACCATTAGTGGTTTTCACTAATTCAAGGAGAAAAAAAATGTTTAAATGGATCACAAGTCTGTTTAATCAAGCTAGCTACCAAAAGCAGCTAGATGATTATGTAAAATCACATAATCCAACAAATACGTATGATGTTGAAAGATTGGTTAAACAGTATGAAAGAGCAAGTTTTGGGGGTATATATGGCCGCCAAAATTAAAAAATGGTTTGTTTTGTGGATGGACAGCGTTGCCGAAACTCGCCAACGCCAAGTTGAACATATGATGAAAGCAAACGGTTGGAGGATGTGGGAATGATTGATATTTTCAAAAGAATGTTTGCATACGCATATGCTGATACCCGTAATGATGATCTAAGGCGTTTAGCACAAAATGAATACAAAAAAGATTGGTTATATGCTTACGAACACTTAAAACAAGGAAAGGTACCACAGCAATGACATACATATGTGGTCTAATCGATTCTTTAAATCGTGCTCGTGTTGCCGCTGCCCTTACCAGAGAAGGACGCTGGCAAGATGCTCGAAAAGTAATGCTAGCCGAATAACACAAAAAGAGCAAGTTGATTAAAAAATGTGCTCTTGCAGCATAAAATCATAAATAACTGTGTTATAATAAAACCATAGGATGCCGCAATAGGGCGGGTCCTATACCGTAAACTCGCTTAATAGGAGAAAATTATGTTTACACCTGACACTTTCGTAGATGCCGTTCAACAATCCAAAAAGGCTTGGATTAAAACTTTCGTTACAAATGATCACATCGCTGATTCGATGAATCATTTTGTTGACAGCCAAACTGACTATACCAAAAAAGCAGTTAAGGCAACACTCGAAGCTACCCAAGAAATTGCTGCCGAAACAGTTAAAGCTGCCAAAGAAGCAGCCAAATTTGACTATGTTAAATTCGGTGAAGGCATTATGAAGGCTTATACTGCTCAAAACGGTGCCAAAGCCAAATAATCAGTCCAAAAAGACTTGACTACTAAATCCAGTTAGTGCATAATAGCATTAACTGGATTTCCTTTTGTCAACATTTTTTTAAGGTTTTGAAATGAAAAAGCAATTTTTGGTATCAGCTACATTCGCTGCCGTTTTGGCACTAGGTGGTTGCAGTAGCAATCCGTTTAAAAAAGGCGAGGGAGTTGAACCCGGCACTTCGGCTGCTACTGCTATCAGTGAGCAAGTCGCTGTTAATGACTTTACCCGCACTGGTGTTAAGGTCAAGTATAAACTACTGTCGGGCGATCTTGAAAGCATCGAAGCCACTGGCTATGCGCCTGTATGGGGAAGTAGCTCATCGGCTGTTCGCGAAGCATTTCGTGTTGCTGAACTTGAAGCTAAGAAAAGTTTGAACGATTTTATCAATCGTGAAAACATTACTACCAGCACATCAGTTAAAATGATCAGCCGGAATCTTGAACAAGCAAATGATAATAAGAAAAACAATTTTATCAACAACATTGTGCGTTCGTCAGACGAGTTTACTGAAATTGAAGACGATTTAAAACGCTCAGCTGATAACGTGTCTAACACCAAAAACGACAATACTGCTATTCGCAATGACGCTCTAAAAATTGCATCCACCGTTAATAATTCAATTAATATTAACGCTCAGGGAATTCTCGGTGGACTGTACTTAGTTGAGGGCGAAGTTATGAAAGGTGGCAAAAACGTAAAGGCTACATATCGTTGGGATGCTCGTACCAGTGCTTCCCGCCCAGTAATCCGCGCATCCATGTGGCAATAACATGGTTAGGCGTCTGCTTGCCGCAGCGACTGTTTCACTGGCATTAACCACATCAGCTACCAGTGCCAGTGTATTTTTCACTGTGCCCTGGTCAGTTGGCATTAGTGTAGTGCAGTGGATATATGAACGGTCTGAAAAGGTACTGTACGTTGAAGTTGTTGGTGAAGGTGCAACACTAGATCAAGCACGCCACCAGGGATTTAGGCTGGCAGTTGAGCATGCGGTTGGAACTGTAGTCAGCAGTGAAACTGAAGTCCGAAACAGTCATATGGTTCGCGATGAGATCATTACTTACGCTTCGGGCTATGTGGATCGTTTTGAAATTGTTGAACAACAAGAGTATGACGGGCGTGTCCAAGTTAAGATGAAAATCTGGGTCAAGCACAGCCGCTTGGCCAATCGATTGTTAAACCGTTCGGCAGCCGCCGGGCACGTTGAAGGCGGACGCATTAGTGCCCAGTTGGAAACGCTGAAACATGAACGTTCGTCAGGCGATCGACTTCTCAAGTCTGTATTGGCTGATTTCCCTGCTCGTGCGTTCGACATACGCCTGGAAAAAACACAGGTGTTTATGGACAACCATCGCAACGGGCAACTGGAAGTGGCTTTTTATCTCGGCTGGAATCAGCACTATCTTGACAGCATCAGTGAAGCTATTAAGCGTATAAATCAGCGTCCCGATTGTGGGCGGTTCCCGGGTTGTGCCAATTATGCAGCCGAAATCACTGTAATCAAAAAAGGATTTGCTCCAAATGCTGTAGCATGGTTTGACGATGTAAATGCTCGCAATCTCATACAACGTGAAATAGTCGGTAGCCGGCCAACAATTAGGCTATCAGTTTTAGACATTAGTGGGCAAGAACGTTACAAACAATGTTTAATATATAATGAATTAGATAGACTCAATGGATATGCTCCTTGGCATTACGTAACTGTACCTAACAGTCAGCAACTAGCTATCGACGGGCAAAAAGTCAAGCGATTTAATCACTACGTTAATCTAAGTTCAGTGCCCCCTGCAGAACTAGATCAGGTTAAAATAACAGTAGTTCGCGCAGGCGATTGTTAATTTAACGAACGGCCAATTTGGCCATAAGTAATTGTAGATTTTTGCATTCAGTAGTATAATACTGATTACTCACTAAAATTAAATTATCATGGCCGCACAACAAGAATCAGAATTTGTTCAAACTCACACCCAAGCACTGGCCGATAACGGCATGTTTGTGCTAATGGGGGAAATTGATCCCGAAACAGTTAAACCTGCAATTGAGTGGATTTTACATGAAAATTATGTTAGCAAACGTCGACGCAAAGAATTGCTTCTAATGGTCTGCTCCGAAGGCGGTGCCATGCAAGATGCTTTTGCCCTAATTGACGTTATGCGAAGCAGTACAATTCCAATCAAAACCGTGGGACTGGGCATGATTGCCAGTTCGGGACTCCTGATTTTTCTAGCAGGCACGCCGGGACGACGAGTGCTAACGCCCAACACTTCAATACTAAGCCATCAGTTTTCTTGGTACAACGAAGGCAAAGTACACGAACTATTTGCCACCATGAAAGAGTATGAGTTGACTCAAGCTCGGATGATCGAATACTATAAAGAGTGTACGGGACTCGACGAGGAAGGCATACGTGCAAACCTATTGCCCCCACATGATGTTTGGCTGTCGGCCGAAGACGCTAAACGCCTCAACATCTGCGACGAAATATCAATACTAGCGCATTAACGCTGGCGCTTGCGACCTAGTGTTTTTTCAGTGCCCAGTGGCTTAGGCAATCCTGATGCTTTGATGTCACTTCTCTTGGATAGTTGAGTATCTAAATCATCTGCGGATGCTTTAGCAGCAGTAGTAGGTTCACTAGCTGCCCGACTACCTATTTCAACATTGGCACTTTCTTTGCCCGGGCTAATTTCCACACTAAGTTTTCCCTTTTTGGGATCAGCTGCTGATCCTTTGGTTTTAAGTTTAACTTCGCCGTTTAGTTTGGCCGGCCAAAATGCTTCAGTAACCAACTTACCATTTTTTACATTTGTGTAAAGCTGAACAAAATTATAGCCTAAACTTTCGATTAATGCTGCTCTTAAATTAGGTACAGCCGATCCTTTGTTTACTGCATTAATAATGTCTGTAGTAACTGCATACCATGCCTTACCCCCGTCAGTATTGTCAGAGTTTTCAACTTTGTCGCTCAGACGCTTGTTGAATACAGACATGATTTTAGCTGGCATTGGCTTGTTAGATTTAACTGTAGATTCTAATGCGTTAATTAACTCATCGCTGAACGGCAATAGTGGCACATATTCTTTGGGTACATTCCCAGGATTAATCTCGTACATGGAATTAACCATTTTGAAAGGCTGCGCAAATGTGCTCACACTAGGATCCTGTGCGCTATCAAGAAACTCAGCAGCTTCGGGATATTTTTTTCTTACATCATCTGGTAATTTAATTGATGTTAAGCTCGGTGGCGCACCTTTGCCGGCAGCCTTACTGGAGATTTTAATACTATGTCCAGTGGCATCATTGGTAACACTAAAACTATCAGCTAATGGATTACTGACACTTTTAGGGAAATACATAATCATCGAGCCAAGATCAGTGCCAATAAAATTATCAAAGTCTGCGCGATTGCCTTGCTTAAACGGTACCGTGCCTGAAATTAAACCTAGCACACCTAAATATTCCGATGCATACAGTTCAATGGCCTTAACTTCTTGATCGGACAATCCTGTAGGGATTGTGGGTACTTGGCCTTGTGTAATTTGTTTGGCCATTGCTACTACCGCTTGCCCGACTTTTCCTAATTCTGCAATTTGCTTACTATTTGCAATTGCGTCATACATATCCATGGCTGGGAAACCGCCTACTGATAATATATTTTCAATTGCATTTCCGAAATCTGTAACATCGGTATCTTCGGATCCAAAAACGTCAGAACCTTTGATTTTAATTTGTTCAGCTTCTTTACTACCAAATTCTACTGTTTTTTGTAGTGATGTATTTTTTACAACATTACCGTCAGTAGTTCTTAATGTAATAGGCGAGGGCATGCCTTGTGCTAACCAATTTCTAACAGTAGGTGCTTCTTTTGGATCGATAGTTACTTCGTTGCCGCCATCTTTGAGCTTGAATGGACTACTATTAATAACTTTCCATAAAAACAATTCTTGCCTAGTGAGCAATTGTCCAGTCTTAGGATTTTTAAATGCAGACATCTTTTTTGGAGGCATTTCACTGGCACTCAGATTAGCTTCGGTAATGATGTCATTAAGTAAGTTTAAAATATCACGCATGAAAGTTTCTTTGGTTAAGTATAATACTTATCACAATTGAGCACATATGAGCAAATCACTGCATTGACTACCCTGCGGAACCGTGCTATAATCACGCATATTTTACTGTTTATCTAATTTAAGGAACTAAACATGCCACATTTGATCCCAATGGTTATTGAGCAAACGTCTAAGGGCGAGCGGAGTTATGACATCTACAGCCGTTTGCTAAAAGACCGTATTGTTATGCTTGACACCGAAGTAAGTGATCACAGCGCCAGCTTGATTGTGGCACAGATGCTGTTTTTGGAAAGCGAAAATCCTGACGCTGATATCCTATTTTACGTCAACAGTCCCGGAGGCGTGATTACAGCGGGCATGAGCATTTATGATACTATGAATTTTATCAAATGCGATGTTAGCACCATTGTGATTGGGCAAGCATGCAGTATGGGCAGTTTTCTGGCGCAAGCAGGAGCACCGGGCAAACGACTTATGTTGCCCCACGCACGGCATATGATTCACCAACCCAGTGGCAGCGCCCGCGGTATGGCCAGTGACATTGAAATCAGCTACAAAGAAATCATGCACATGAAAAAGCAGTTGACCGAACTGTATGTTAAGCATAACAGTCGGGGCAAAACCTATGCAGATTTTGAACGCGATATGGATCGGGACACATTTATGTCCGCACAGGAAGCACTTGATTATGGGCTAATTGATACTATTGTGGAAAAACGATAAAGTATAGTTGACAAATAAATCGTTTTTTCGTATAATTAACGCTGTTCAACAAAATCTGGAATTCACATGTTTCTTACCACTGGCAGCACTAAAAAGACAACTCCTTTGCACGAAGTCACAATTCCATCATCATCGGGTGGCACTATCACCTACACTAAAACAGGCTTGATTCATCGCTCGGGCCGATCATACTCGGGCAAAATTGCTGCCCTGGAAAAACCCCTAAAAAAGTGATATTTTGAGTGTTGCGTAAAAACAACACAGTTGACCAATAATTCCCGTTTTGCTATAATATTGACATAGCGTAACAGAACAGGAGTTCAAAATGTCCCAATTAGTCGAATATACCTTAGAGCTGTATCGTGCTGACAAGCGTACCAAAGAAGGTCGCCGTCTGTACGCAAAAGAAGATTTTGCCCCCAGCACCAAAGATTACATTCAGGCGGTTGCCGAAGGCAAGCGAAAACTGGGGTTTATTGTTGAAGTGTTTGAGACTTATGTCACTCGTAAAAACCTAATGGGCGGACGGGAGTTTCGGGAGCGTTATGACACGCCCTACTACTGCTCGCCCAGTTCTGAAACATACTGGAGCGCCTAAAATGCGTGATACACTTGTTGTTCGTAAGGTTATGCAACTGCATGGTCGCAAGACGATTTTCACCAACCGCTATGCCAAATGTCATACCGTCAAATGCTATGCAAAGGATCGCACAGATTTTAGCATGATTGAGGACATTAAGAAATTCGTAGAAAAGGCGGGCTATACCTGTACCGTCAAACGGACAGATCGCCCTATTGAGTTACATCAACATTTTCGTGATGCAGTCATTGTTCGCTTGCCGTTGTAAAATACCAAAAGGTTGACTAATAATTCCCATTTTGCTATAATATTGACATAGCGTAACAGAACAGGAGTTCAAAATGCCCCGTAAACACTTTGTAGCATTAGTCAAATACATCAATGCTATCATGGATCCTCATGCTAGGTTGCAGGCGGCTTGTGCTGTGGCATCTGCATGCCAAGAAACTAATAGTAATTTTGATGTTGATCGCTTTTTTAAAGCCTGCAATATCTAACTGAAGGAGTTTGAAATGGCAAACGGACCTTTTGATCGTAAATGTATTCCCACAGTTGGCCTTAGGAATTGTGAGTACGATAAAACTCGTAAGGTGCTGAAGCTGGCTTCTGAGTACATGGGTATGCCCCCTACGTTTTTTGTTCGTAGCGAAAAGACGGGTAAGGAAGTTCGCTTTGTTCCAGTTAACGAGCACGACGTCCTATTTGACCAAGACCAGTGGGATGGTGAGCAACAAGTCTATCGCCCACTGGGTGATATCCCCACAGTAGATCATATGGTTATCTATCATCAATATTAATTAGAACTTGAATATGGATAGTTATAGAATTGGTTATACCGAATTAGCAAATGGTGTTGGTATATCTACGGTTATGATCAATGGAATTTATGAAACATGCATATTCTATCCTAATGGTGATTCGGATGTGGTAAATCGTTGTGGTAAAAGAACTGACGCTATCATTGAGCACAATAAGATTGTGATGAATGAGATTGAGAATGAAAACGCAGATAAAAGGAAATCAATAAATGATTACAGCTAATGCTATTACCAGGTGTGCAAATCTTTCTTCCGTCCATTTGCAACCCTTGATTAAAGAAAAAGACCGTCTTATTATTGGGGCAAATTTTGTTGGTGTAACCAATGGTGGAGAGTTTTGCTACACTTATCAATATCCCAGCGGTGACAGCAAAACCGGACTCGCACATGACAAGGTGTTTGTTCGTATTAATGATGAAGATCAACTAGAGGCAGTATGAACAAACAAATTAAAGAACTTGCTGAACAGGCATATGGTATTGATGCGGGCAAACCTTTTCATCCTAGCGCATTAGTAGCACTTGAAAAGTTCGCCGAGTTGATTGTGCGGGAATGTGCTGGATTGTGTACGCAACATTCTCAAACTATTTTAAAGTTTAGTCAATTTGGCAGTAATAGTGCTGCTGATTGTGCTGAGATTATTAAGAGTCATTTCGGAATTAAATGATGGATGTATTTACAATGCTATTGGTTTTTTGGGTAATTGGAACATTTTGGAGTTGAGCAATGAAAAAACTTATGTTGATATTGGTATTGGCAACTTTGGCAGGTTGTGGCACAATTGGTGGCGCAGTTTCGGGTGCCGCTCAAGACCTGGGCAAAGTCGGCGAATACATTAAGAAAATTTAACTAAATTTACGCCGCAAAGGCGTAACGGAGCAACCAATGAAGGTTACTGGGATTATAGCAGTTGCAGTTTTAACCTTAATTGGTTGTGGTGGCGGTGGTTCTAGCAGTCCCGATGTTGCAGTTAATGCGGCGAATACTAGAATCCAATCGATTAACTTCAACTACTACCGAGACGGCACAACCATGAGCAGTCCGGTTAGTTTCATTTATGCTAAAGACTTTGACGGAGATGGCATTGATGAAATATTTTTTGCCGCATTTGAAACGGGGCCAAACACACCAGCAAACTACAGCAACACCTCTGTGCATATCCTGGGCTGGGAGGCTGGGGTTTTCAAGGAACTAACCAGCAGGTGGTTGCCCGGTACTAGCAACGAAGTTGAAGGTGTCGGCGACGTTTGCTTTGGGGACTTCAATGGCGACGGTCGTGTTGATGTCTTTTTATCTGCGTACACAGATATGAATCATCCAGTGCATCCATACGCCCTGATAAACCAAGGCGGGACGTTTACGAAAGTTCAACTGCCCGTGCAAACTTGGCAGCACGGTGTGACCTGCGTTGACGCCAACAAGGATGGCTTTGATGATGTGCTGGTGGCTGCCTATTCCTCTAGTTCTCCTCAGTACCTAGGTTCAGCTACTGGGCTTATCGAATACCAAGGTATGGCAGGAAGTTCGGGTATCGCAGCGGGGGACTTTTTAGGTGACGGGACTGTACAGGCAATTGTTACGGATGGAGCAACTGATGGTATCAACGACACAAAGCTGTACAGCCTGACCATAAATGACATCTCAAAAACCATTGGGTTTAGCTTAACCACAATACTGCCCAGCCCTCGATTGGACACAATCTTTGCTGATCCAACAGACTATCGTTCAAGCCATGATATTCGCGCCAGGGCCGTTGATTTTAATAACGACGGAAAACTGGATGTAGTGGTGTTTAGTAATAGAGCAAACAATGTTGACACTTATGCCAATGTTAGTGAAATCCAGTTTTTAAAAAACAATGGTGGTGGTGTATTTGAGGATGTAACAGATTCAGTTAGGGTGGGATTTGATGTAAGCAGCATGGTTGGTTACTTTCCGGAGTTTAGAGATTTCAATTACGACGGACGAGTGGATTTATTTACTAGCATCCCGTACTGGGGAACAAACTATAAACACGCCACCCTACTGCGGCAATCGTCAGATGGTCGATTCGCGAATACTGCTAGGGCGGAACTAAAGTCAATAATCAACGAAGGTGATGGCGGTGGGCAAGCAGTTCTTGCTCGTGGACCCAGTGGTGTATTTTATCTGATTAGAGAACATGCTTGGCGAGCGGATGGCGTTACTCGAGTTTCAGCACACGAATTTAGTTTTTAAATTAATATACCATTATAACCCAATATAATGGCAAAAACACCCAAAAAGACCGCAGAAATTCCCACTATCTTAGCGTAGTACTTAAATATTTCTGTGGATCTTAAAGATCTTCATACTTTTATAAAGGAGTCTATTATATGGACAAAGCATTAGCTACGTTTCACAGTTTAATCTCTCATGTTACCGATCTTGGTATCAAATTGATTGCTGTTGCAGTTGTACTTCAAGTTTTATTCGGCGCTTCCGTCCCATTCTTGGGCGTTGATGTAATCGCCAATATTACTAAGATCGTTGCTTCTTTGGGTAGCCAAGGTCTAGTTGGTCTGGTTGCAGTGGCGGTTTTGTATATGTCGTTTAACCGCGGCAAGTGATAGACTAGAAGTCTATACAATAGAAAACCACCCTCGGGTGGTTTTTCTTTAGGTTAATCCGTAAACGGATTTGGTGTTATTGTAGTTGGACAGCACTTCGGCAGCACTGAGCGCACGGTTGTACACACGCACGATACCGTATCTACCTGAATACCATCCAGCAGTAGTGCCGCTATAGGTGGTAATTTCGTTGGCACCATAACATTGGAACCAACTGGTGGCCAAACCGCCACTAGCACCTTCCCATGGTGGATCCCACACTACACTTGCACCTGTGCCCGCCGCACCGTTCACATAAGGAGTCAGTGTTGTGCCGTTATAGGTTTTTACAATCTGCCACCAATTGTTGAGCCAGTTTGTCTTAGCACCGTTGACCACTCGATTGACTGTGGGAGACCATAGGCTAGATATCACTGTATTGTTTGTGACAGGTCCCGCATAGATCTGCATTGCAGAGTAGTGATAGTTAGTGTCGGTGTCTTGCTGACTTGCATCACTGAAAAAGTTCTGGTTAGCAGCCGCTGGGCGTACCCATATCTCCACTGTATGACTCTTGTTGGCTGAGTTGTAAAGGTTGGCGCTGGCAAAATACTGATTGGTACCGTTTAACTGAACAAAGCCTGCTCCACCAGTTCCGCCTGTGCCAGCGGTGATAGTGGGTGCGTTAAATAGGGCGGCGTTTCTGCCGTTGCCGCTTTGATCATTTAAGTCTCCCACACTGGGATCAAGATACATCATCAACCCGCTGGTCACAGCAGTGGGAACCACATAGGGTGACGAAGTAGGGTATATTTGAGTACTGCCCACATAGACAGCACTCACATTTGATGAACCTAACTTAACTGATGCAATATCATTTGAGCCAAATTTCATATCAACCTACAATAAAGTAAACAGTTGATGCATTGGGTGTAATGGCATCATACTCGGCCTGTGTCAATGATACCATGTTGGTCACTTGGTCGGCACCGGTTATGCCCGTAATGTTGCTGGCAACATAGTTGGCATCGTTGGTAAATGAACTTACTGTTGTTGGTGCACCTGACAAATCACTGTATGCACCACTTGTGGCCACTGTGGCCAATCCTGTAAGTTGGCTACCATTTCCAATAAATGACGTTGCTGTGACATTGCCAGTGGCATTAACGTTGCCGCCGTTTACATTTCCAGTTACACTGACTGCTCCGCCCCAGAATGTGTCAAGCACTATGACGTTGCCGGCAGCAATGTTGGCCACAGCATCGATATAGTTGGCAGAAATATCATGCGTGATATTCATGTAATTGGCATCAATGTTGCCAGTGGCTGCGATATTACCGGCGCTGGTGTTGCCTGTTAGTGTAGTGGTGTTGTTGACCACCATACTGTAGGCAGTAAGTTGTGCTCCAATACTAGCTGAACTGTTGACAGTCAATGCGCCGCTAGTGGTGAGTATGGCAGTGCTAATGTTGCCCGCAGCCAAGTTACCTGTGGCTGTAACAGTACCGCTGGCTATAAAGTTTGTGCCCGATACATTTCCGGGACTTGTAAAAGCACCTGTATTGCCAAAGGTCCACTCTCTGCTGATAAACGCAGGATCTGGAACACCTTGATCAGGACCAAAAATACTTAAAGTAATACCACCAACACCGTTACCAGTTTGGATGGTGTTGTCGGTCAGCGAGAAGTTGCCTAATGTTGGAATAGTTGGCTGGCTACTTAAATCGTTGTAACTACCACTTGTGGCCACAGTAGCCAATCCTGTGACGTTGGCTGCAGGAACAGTTCCAGTATAGGCTGTAGTCTGTACAGAGCTATCTGGGAATGTCATCGCCCCGGCTCTGTTGAATTTCCACTGGTTAGTCAAACTACCACCCTGTGCAGCATCGTCAGTCCATATGATCACTTCATTGTTGCTGGCGTCGACTGCTTGCTGTTTGTCACCGCTTACCAATGACGCATAAGAGTTAGAATCGTTGGGATTGGCCTGTATGCCAATCATACCTTCGTCAAATATATCTCCAACAACCCCACCGTTTGGTAGGTTCACAAATCCATCTGTATCAAAAGTCCAGGTTAGTGTGTTTCCTGGAGTTGTAGCATTTTCAATTGTAACGGCAATGTTTGAATTGTCAGATATCAAACTATCACCACTACCCGTTGGATCAGCGTAGGTTAATTCTTTTGTAGTAGCATTATAGTAAACTGCTTTAGCAACGTTTGCTACATCTTCTCTTACTGGATTAATGTACAAGCCTGCTTGATCACCATTTAGTGGTGTGCTTGAAGCATTAATCATAATGCTGTTAGCAGGCTGGTTAGGTGTGCCGTCATCATCCATATTGCCGCGAGCAGCCTTGAAACCAATCGCAACTGCGTAGTCACCTTGGCTAGTAGCACCAGCACAGAAACCTATGCCCACTGCGCCAATACCTTGTTGATGGTTGCCTGATCCGCGACCCACAGCGATTGCTTGAATGCCTTGTTGAGTCTTTCCAGCACCTTCACCAATAGCAACGGCACTATGACCTTGAGAAGTTTCGCCTGCTCCGGCACCAAATGTCATCGAATTGTCAACATCTTTAATGATAGCACCGTTTGGTAATCTTAATGTGCTATCGTTTCGGAAGGTCCAATCGTAATCGCTGCCGCCTTCGTCTGTTCGGATTGTTACTACAGTTTCACCCTCAAGCCAAAGATCCTGACCTTGGTCTGTCCTTGATCGGATTCTACTAGTATTGATTTTGCCATTGGTCATGACAATATCTCCACTAACGCTGATATCGTTGGCAGATAAATTTCCAGCTGTAATGTTGCCTGTAGTGGTGATAGAACTGGCAGAATCGTTACTCAGCACAGCCTCGCCATCAACAGTTAGTGTATTACCAGTAACACCTAACGCTACACCACCGATATAAATGGTGGCATTGGCTACATGCAATTCACTCCATTGGTTAGTGGCATTGCCCAGACTGTAAGTGTTGTCGGCACTAGGAATAATATTACCAGCCCAACCCACTTCGGCGTATGACACTACGTTGGCGTTGGCATAAGTATCGGGCAACCCAGTTAATTGTGAACCGTTGCCAATAAAATATGGAGCGGTGATATTTCCAACGGCGCTAATACCAATATTGGTGGTCCACACATTGCCGGCGGCGTTGTATAAAATAGTTGCTATATCGTCATTTGAACCAACCGTTACACCTGCTCCGTTAGCAGCCAATTCGGTACTGGCTGTGTTACCAAGTTGGATGGTCAATGCATCAGTGATAATATTGCCCAATTCAATTGAGTCGCCTGTAACTGTTAAATTACCGCCTATTACAACATCACCTGCTATACTAACTGTATTATCTACATTTAAATATTGAGAATAAACTGTATTCCAACGATTTGAAGAACTGCCTAAATTTCGAATATTTGAGCTATTAGGAACAATGTCTACATTGGCTACAACTTTGCCTACACCGTTGGGGGCAAGAACTAAGTTTCCGTTAGTGTTTAGTGTTAGAATTGTATTGTTAACTATGCGTACATTAGAATCAACTGGCCCGGCTGTCCAAATTGCAGTAAAATTGTTATTAGTTTCAGTAAACGCTGTGCGTAGCGGATCGCCAGTGCCGTCATTTGGAGCCGCACCTGTATCTATAATTAATTGAGCCATTGTTATAGTCCTTGTTTTGCCATTTCTGTTATTTATGGTTAAATGCTATTCAAAAACTATTGTAAATCACCAAAATTTCTAATACAATACGTTCATGCTGTTAAAACAGCTAATGTTAATTAACTTAAGAAAGGTAACATTTTATGCGTTTTAATCCTGAAACAAAAACTTACAAACTGTTTTCTGCCCTGAATTCGGGCGAAGTAGTTACTGCTAGCCAAGCCGCCAAGCGTTTTGGTATCAAGAACATTTCTGCTGAAGTGTCTCGTATCCGCCAAAACGGTTTTGCTGTTTATGCTGATACACGTAAAGCTGGCAACGGCGTTACTGTAACCGAGTACAAAATCGGCAAGCCTTCTCGCAAGCTCGTCGCTGCTGGCTACAAAGCTCTGAGCTTAGGCCTGGTTTGAACCCACTCGCTGTCCAATTCACACTGGACACATGAAAAGAGGCTGCCTCCACGGTAGCCTTTTTTCTTTAGTTAAATCATGTTAGTATACATAAACATATGATAAAACAACTCTTTCAACGACTGGGTCGTTATCGTTTAATTCTTGATCGTACAGCAGAAGAGCCATATTTAGAACGCTACTATCTGTTCCTCAAAGATCGCAAACGTTTTCCTTTTAATATCTTTGTTCACAAATTTCTCAAGTCCGATCCCGATGAGCTGCATGACCATCCTTGGCCCTACTTTACGCTGATTCTCAAGGGCGGCTACTGGGAATGGGTGCCAGTTTTTAATTCTTTTGGTGATGTAAAATTAGGTGAAGAGCGTGTTTGGCGGGGACCGGGACACTTTCGAGTTTGCCGTGCTACCAGCTATCACCGCATTGAGCTTGAACCCGGTGTTACAGCGTGGACGCTGTTTATACCAGGACCACACCAACGCGAATGGGGATTTTTGGTCAACAACAAGTGGGTACCAAACTTGGAATTTTTTAACATGCGCCGCAAAAAGGCATAAATTATTGCATGAAAAAACTGGCCATACTAGGTCTGGGACATATTGGTAGCTATGTACTAGAAACACTAAAAAATAATACCACTGATTTTGCTGCTGTCAACGGATATGATTTGTCCACTGGACACGACTTGTCTGACCGCAAAACACTAATAGATATTATTACCAACCATGATGGTGTGCTGGCAAGTACGCCTTTTTTCTTGAATAGAAAAATAGCAGAAATTTGCAATCAAACTGGTACTGATTATTTTGACCTAACTGAAAGTGTGGAGATTACTGATTTTATAAAATCGTTTAACACTCCCACACGTTTTGTCACACAATGCGGTCTTGCCCCGGGTATGGTTAGTATTATTGCCAATCACCTTGCTGGCCAGTTTGATCGTGTAAACAATATCGAAATCAAAGTAGGTGCACTACCTGTTGATGCCAACAATCACATTGGCTACTATCGCACGTGGAGCACCGAAGGGCTAATCAACGAATACATTCACCCTTGTCCTGCACTACGTTCGGGCAAACTTACTTCGCTGGAGCCACTAACACTACTATCTAATGTGACTGTACAAAATCACGCACTTGAAGCAGCAACAACAAGTGGTGGACTGGGTAGTTTAGCAGAAAGCTATCAGAACCGTGCCAACGACGTAACGTACAAAACTCTACGCTTTCCGGGACACTGGAAGATCATGAGTTTTCTCAAAGAAAACCTTGGACTTAAAAACAACTTTGAAACTTATATCAAGTTGTTTAACGAAAACATCCCCCAAACTGTTAATGACCAAGTGGTTATCCTTATTGATGTTGATGGTTGGATTGGTAACAAATTCTCCACAAGGCAGTACAGCAAGATTGTCAAGTGTACAGATCGTATGACTGCTATTCAACAAACCACGGGCAGTGGCGTTATGTGTGTAATTGACAGTTGGGCACAGGGTAAACTTGACCACTTGTCAGGATGGATTGCTCAAGAGCAATTGGATTATGATTCAGTATGGAATAGCCAATATAATGACTGCTACAAATAATATTATTGAACAAGCGCGAAGTGCGTTTGACGCCTGGCGACGTGTGCCCGCACCACGGCGTGGCGAAGTTATTCGAACATTTGGCGAAGTGCTGCGCGAACGCAAAGAAGAAATCAGCCAAGCAATCACTAATGACATGGGCAAGACCATACGCGAAAGCCGTGGAGAAGTACAAGAAGCCATTGACATGTGTGACTTTGCTGTGGGATTGAGTCGCCAACTGTATGGACTTACAATGCCCAGTGAGCGCCCGGGACATAGGCTACAAGAAACTTGGCAACCACTGGGTGTAGTTGGTGTAATCACTGCCTTTAACTTTCCTGTTGCTGTATGGGCTTGGAATTTTTGTGTTGCTGCTGTGGCTGGCAATAGCGTTATTTGGAAGCCCAGTGTTTATGGAGAATTTTGTGCAGATCTAGTGCAAGAAGCATGGCTTGAAGCGTTGTCCCGAGAATCCATGTCTGACTATGCAAATGTAAATCAACTGGTATATGGCGGCCAAGACGTTGCTAAATCATTGGCACGTGATGCTAGAGTTAATTTAATCAGTGCCACAGGCAGTGAAGGAATGGGTGTAGAAGTTGGTAACATAGTGGCTGGACGTCTAGGCAAGGTATTACTAGAACTAGGTGGCAATAATGCCAGCATTGTAAGCAAGCACGCCGACGTTGATTTAGCAGTTAAAGGCAGCGTGTTTGCAGCAGTTGGCACAAGTGGTCAACGTTGCACAAGTTTACGTCGCTTAATTGTTCACGAAAGCGTTATTGATGCTGTTGTTGAGCGTATGGCCAAAGCATATGCTACAATCAAGATTGATTTCCCGGGCAAAGAAGAAACACTAATGGGCCCCCTGGTTAATCAAACCGCCGCTGATCGTATGATGACTGCTATCGCTACCGCTAAGGAGCAAGGCGGCAAAGTTGTATGTGGCGGCGATCAACTGGATATGTTGAGCACATGGGGTCCATATGTAACACCTGTTATCATTCGCGCCGACGCCCACTTGCCAATTATGCATGAAGAAACGTTTGCTCCAATACTGTATGTGATTCCTTATAAGACATTGGATGAAGCAATTGAACTAGCCAACTGCGTTCGCCAAGGCTTGAGCTCCTCCATCTACACACAAGATGTAAATGAAGCAGAACGATTCCTTGCTGAAAGTTATACTGGCATTGTTAATGTAAATACTAGCACATCGGGAGCGGAAATCGGCGGGGCCTTCGGAGGTGAGAAGGCTACAGGTGGTGGTAGAGAAAGTGGCAGTGACGCATGGAAAGCATACATGCGCCGTGTAACCACAGTAATCAATTATAGTGGTGAACTGCCACTAGCACAGGGCATTAAATTTGAATAGTAAACATGACTATCTATTTTAAAGAATTTGACGTAGACAATTTTGATGTCATTCAATCAAAATTAATACCACATGTTTTGTCTTTTGCACAAAACTATACGAATACTTGGAATGAAATAGATGTTGGGCCAGTGTTGGTTGCAGTTCCTGAATTGAAGTCAGCAATAAAGTCTATTACTGGAAAGTTACCAACTAAGTGTATTGTTTTTGCATATCCAATTGAACCGTTGGATGTAATGGATGCAAAGTACGGCAAATATAGTTTACATCAAGATGGTAACCGAGGTTTTTCACAATATCGTTTAAACTGGCCGATACTAAATGGAACCAGTATTGAGACCAAATTCTTTTCATCTTCTGCGGAACCAAAAAAATTACAGCTTCCCACAGGACAAACGTACTTAGGATATCAGGAAGATGAATGTGTGTTTGAAACTAGTAATATTCTTACTAAACCAACAATAATAAATGTTTACGCAATACACGGCTTATATCGAATTGGGACCGTTTTTCCTAGAATCATTTTAAGTTTTGATTGTGGAAACGATATTAAAATTTAAATTTAACAAAAATAGTTTAAATCTGTGGCATTTTTGCCACATTCTTTTTTGTTGACCAATAATTCCCATTTTGCTATAATAATGCATAGTAAGTAAAAAGGAGTTGAAAATGGCAACAGCAATTTACGAAGCACTATCCCCAACAGAAAAGCGTGAGGTGGGCATGTATGGCTGCACCGAAGCGCAGATGCGCGAAGCGGTAGAGCAAAGCATTACATTCCGCTTTTCGGGTCCCGCAATGATGGCAATGAGCCTGATGTCGGACTGCCAAGAAATGGTCAGTTACGGTCCTTATGACAGCGACACATTGGCTAACATCCTGGAAGATCAGCGCCAGTGTCTCAATCGTGCCAAATGGATTTTGCGAACTTATTTTATGAAAGTCGAGTAAAATGTTGAAAGAAATTGACATCGTTGAATTTAATGGCGTTGAGTATGACGCTCGTCACGGCGGCCCGTTTGATCGCGGCACCGCTGACAGTTATTATCACCGTGAGTTCAACCCCCACTACTTTGTGGGTGAAACTTATAACACTGAAAAAGTAGAGCTGGCTGACATGACAGTAAAAGAAATTGTTGCTTACACCGCTGGCTACAATTGGAACGAAAAACACGGTACCAAAAAGGGGTGGTGAGTAGTGTATTATGAGTAATCCAATGACGCCCTTCAAAGATTATTTTGGTTTAAAGGATATCATTATCTGGTTACTATTTGTTGTTGGGATTATATGCGGGATAGTGTTTGATTTGTATTAAAGGGATATAAAATGGGAACTCGTAGTCGTATTGGTATTTGGGAGAATGGCGTAGTCCGATCTGTCTACTGCCACTGGGATGGATATTTGTCGCATAACGGCAAGATCCTGCTTGAAAACTATGACGCAGAAAAAACTCGTCAACTGGTTGCCCTAGGCGATTTGTCAAGCCTCCGCCCCGAAATTGGTGTCGCGCATCCGTTCAGTGTTTGGGAAAACAATGACCCAAATAAATCTAAAACAATGACCCCAACTGAGTTCGACCAACTGTATGGCAACATGACCACATTCTACAGTCGTGATCGCGGCGAAGCAGTTAACAATGCAGTTGAGCACCCGGACTTTGAATCCTTTTTGGATTATTGTGTAGAGTCCACAGCCGAGTATTATTACATTATGAAAGATGGTGTTTGGCATTGGGGCAATATGTATGGTGGCTCTCCTAAGTATGGAAAGCTCAGTGTTCTTACTGCAAACGATGTCCGCGAAGAGGAATATGCTTAACACAAACAGGCAGGATTAGCATGGAAGCATTGCGGGAAACCACAACTTGGAAAGGGCATAGATCACAGCCCAACCACACTTATTTGTTTGATGGTTCTCGTGCCCTGGCTTATCAAAAGTTTGGTAGCGGGGAGCCTATCTACTTCAAAAATCCCTTGGCCATTGATCGCCGTGGTCGTACGTTTGCAAAAGCAGATATTAAACTGTTTAAGGCAAAACCCAAAACTTCACTGGTTGAAGTTAAGGGAAGCAAAGGTAATAGTTATTGGGTTGATCCCGAAGCCAAAACCTGCACCTGCCCCGGATTTACATTTAGGGCCACATGTAAACATGTTGCAGACTTATAAAAAATCATGTATAATACTAGTTCAAATAAGTATTTGATCCCAATGTAAATCATATGAAAATAAAAATAGGCCCTTACAAAGGCTACTTCGATCCTTTTCAGTTGGCTGAAGTATTGTGCTTTTGGGCTAAACCTGTTAAAGACGAGCACGGCATTTCGCGGCCGCCCAACTGGGTACACAACTTCGGCGAGTGGTTGGCGTATGGCTCTGTTGAGCCCGAAGCTGAAGTAGGTGACATTACCAGTTGGAATCGCAATCGTCCAACCACTTGGCTGTATAAACTACTAACCTGGATCGACAGCAAGAAAAAGCGCACAATCAAAGTACACATTGACCCATGGGACACTTGGAGCATGGATCATACTCTCGCTGAGATTGTGTTGCCTATGCTCAAGCAACTAAAGGCTACTAAACACGGTGCTCCTTATGTAGAGCCTAAAGATGTGCCAGATCATTTGAAACCTGCCAAGCAAACTAAAAAGCAAAAAGAATCAGGCGAAACTGACAGCACACACTTTGAGCGTTGGGACTGGGTGCTTGATGAAATGATCTTTGCGTTTGAAAGTAAAGTTGACGACTCGTGGGAAAGACAGTTTGAGTCAGGTGAAAACGATTTTCAATGGAAGCAACTCGAAGGTGGTATGAGCCAAATGATCGAAGGACCTAACCACACCAAGGTCTACGACTGGGAAGGCCGTAGTGCGTATGAAGAACGTATTAAAAACGGTTTTCGCTTGTTTGGAACCTACTACAATGGGTTATGGGATTGAGTGTTTAGTAAACACATGAATAATATTTAAAGGAGAAAAAATGAAATTGGTACCCGAAGTAACGTTTGCTTTTAGGCAAGGTGATGAACCGCCTGAAGACGGCGGTTGTCCTATTGGTGGCGAATTTGTATTTAAAAATTCGCATGATCTGTTTGGTGGCAAGCGAGTGGTTGTATTCAGCTTACCCGGAGCGTTCACACCCACATGTAGCACTTATCAACTGCCGGGCTTTGAAGAACAGTATGAAGACTTTCGAGCAAAAGGCATCGACGACATCTATTGCATTTCGGTGAATGACGGCTTTGTTATGAACGAATGGGCCCGCAATCTAAACGTTAAAAACGTCAAAGTTATTCCAGACGGTGCTTGCACATTTACTGATGGCATGGGCATGACCACTGACCTAAGTGGGATTGGCTTTGGCAAGCGTTCTAAGCGTTATGCTATGGTGGTCAACGACAACAAAATTGAACAGATGTTCGCTGAGCCTGAAAGCAGCGCCAGCAATCCTGACCCTTATAGCGTTTCCAGCCCTGAATCAGTGATGACATATCTAAACAAATTTGATTTATAAAAGAAAGAACTAAAATTATGACATGCAGAGGTTACGACCCAAAAGCAGTAAAATTAGGCAAGCCAATTCAACGGTTAGCCGCCACTATCCGTGACAAAAACGAGCGCGGATATTTTATTAAAATGTTTGTGGACGTTTTAAAAGAAGACGCCAAATCTAAAAACAGCCGCGGCAAATCTGACTAACCTCAATGAAATCAAAATTTGTTGACTATTACATGAAAATCGCTGAGATAACTGCTGAGTTATCTTACGCCCGCCGCTTACAGGTGGGAGCGGTGATTGTAAAAGAAAATCAAATTTTGGCCACTGGCTATAATGGCATGCCTTCGGGTTGGGACAACAACTGTGAATACGAAGATGTAATTTACAATTCGTATGGCAGTCCTATGTTGGATATTCCCGAAAATAGGGAACTGGTTACAAAACCCGAAGTGCTTCACGCAGAATCAAACGCATTAGCAAAGGTAGCCAAGAGCACTGAATCAAGTGATGGTGCCACGCTATTTTGCACTCATGCACCTTGTATGGAATGTTCTAAACTGATTTACCAATCGGGTATTAGCAATGTTTATTATAAAAATCAATACAGGGATAGTAGGGGATTAGATTTTTTGGCTGCAAGTGGTGTAAATGTTAAACAATTTCAAAAAGGAATGTGAATGAAACAAAGTAAATGGTTTAATCGTATTTTTAATGTAGAACTCATGCTAAACATCATTGGATCTGTGTTTGTGGGGATAGCAGTTTATGTTGCTATCGGTTACTTTATGGGACAATAAAATGATTACACTTCAACAATGGATGGAATTGGTTGGTTGTAAAATCACCGAAGGTAGTGAGTGGTACTCTAATGTGCCTAATCTATATTCACTAACTTCCTGGAATGAAAGGCAAGACGGTTATAGCTTAAACATTGTTTTTGCACCTAAAGACAATCAACGTGTATATCTTGTAGAAGTTTGTGATTATAAAAACAATCATGCCTACAGATTAATCGACCCAAAAATCAAAAGCGACGCAAAAGCGTATGATGATGTTGATTTTGTGGATTTAGAATCTGATGACGATTTCCTGGAAAAAGCCCGTGCTATTATTGCGGGTGAAGAGTATGATACTCGTGTATCTATTCCAGTAGATATGCCTGATGAGGAACTCCTTAGGTGCATGATGGCTGCACATAAAATGGATATCACATTCAATCAATTTATTGAACTTGCATTGCGTGAAGTACTTAAAAAAGAAGGATTGTCCAGTGTCTAGAAATTTACATCCATTGTTGGTTAAAACTACCGGTGAAGGTACTATACTGGACATTCGCGAGCACTATGAGTTGTCGCGAACAGGCAAAGTTAAACATGCTGTACATATTCCAATTGGGCAGTTGCAAATGCGTCTTGCTGAAATAAGCAAGGAAAAACCTGTTTACGTTTATTGTGGCAGTGGACGGCGTGCTGAACAAGTGGTCAGTTATCTTATCAACGAAGGATACAATGCTTACAACACCGGCGGTGTCAATCATTGGTATACTTCGGGGTATGAGTTGGTATTTGCATAAGGATTACTATGTCAACCATGTCGGGCTTTAGTGTGTTTGATCAAAACTCTAAATCTAACATACCAATACAACCACCAAAGTCAATTACGCATGACGAGTATGAACAGTGGAAACACCAGTACACATTTGCTGCTCTTAAAAATTCTGTGCGGTACGGACAAGATTTTTGTAACTATTTTGATATTACTGACTTTGTGTTGTATTATACAATACCTTATGATCGTGCAGATGATTACATAAAAAAACATTACGTTAAATGAAAATAGCCATAGTAACTGGGGGATTTGATCCCGTACATTCAGGACACATCAAATACTTAGAAGCAGCCAAGCAATTAGGAGACCGATTAGTTATTGGTCTCAACTCCGATGCGTGGCTAGAGCGAAAAAAGGGCCGTGCGTTTATGCCGTTTGAAGAACGCAAGGCAGTATTAGAATCGTTGTCTGTTAAAGGCGAAGTTCGTGCGTTTGATGATTCTGATGGTAGTGCTTGTTCACTACTTGAGCAGATAAAACGCGGATATCCTTACGCGGAAATTATTTTTGCCAACGGAGGCGATCGCACCGCGACCAACATTCCCGAAATGTCTGTTAAAGATGTTGTATTCAAATTTGGGGTTGGGGGCGAAGATAAAGCCAATTCCAGCAGTTGGATACTAGAAGAATGGAAGGCACCCAAAACCAAACGACAATGGGGCTATTATCGTGTGTTACACGAACTCGAAGGCATGAAAGTTAAAGAACTCACAGTAGAGCCCGGCAAAAGTCTAAGCATGCAACGACATCAGCATCGTGCAGAATATTGGATTGTTAGTGAAGGCGAGTGCCTGGTTAACAGCACTATGCCCGACGGGTACACATTGCCACCCTCCCATCTAACCAAACACAAATCTTTTGACATTGCTGTTGGCGAGTGGCATCAACTGACCAACCCATACGATAAGCCATGTAAGATAGTAGAAATACAGTATGGTAACAGTTGCGAAGAAGATGATATTGAACGTAAACTCAGCGAATGAAAATTGTACTAAATGGAACATTTGACATTGTGCATGTAGCGCATTTGCGGATGTTAAATTACGCACGAACGCTAGGTGATCATGTTCTTGTTTGTATTGATTCAGATGAACGAGTAAAAAAACTTAAAGGTCCCAATAGGCCAGTAAATACGCAACAAGAACGCCAAGAATTGCTGGAAAGTTTGCGAGCAGTTGACGAAGTTAAAATTTTCAACAGCGATCAAGAGTTATCTAACATACTAAAAGACTACCAAGCTGACATTATGGTCAAGGGCAGTGACTGGCAGGATCGTGGCTACATTGGGCAAGAGTACTGCAAAGCAACCAAATGGTTTGAACGAATTGATGGATATTCAACAACAGAAAAAATTCAACATATTGCTAATAGGTGACAATTGTGTTGATTGCTATCAATACGGAACTGTAGATCGCATCAGTCCCGAAGCACCGGTGCCGGTGTTTAAGTTTAGCCACGAAGAAACACGGCCGGGCATGGCTGGCAATGTTAAAGCCAATTTGGAAGCATTGGGTTGCCATGTGACATTTTTAACAGATTCCCGCGCCAGCACCAAAACAAGATTAATTGACAGTCGTAGTAAACAACACATTGTTCGAATTGACAATGACACAGAATCCCGTGATCTAAAGCCAAATTCAATTGAGCAGCTCAACGAGTATGATGCTGTGGTAATTTCGGACTATAACAAAGGTGTGGTCAGCTACGACTTGATCAAGTGGATTATTAAAGAGTTTTCGGGCTCAGTGTTTGTTGACACAAAGAAAACCGATCTGGCCCAATTAGAAGGTGCAGTAGTAAAAATCAACTCACTAGAATACAGTTTGTTAAAATCAGAATGCACCGAATTAATCGTCACCAGTGGCAAAGAAGGAGCCCGCTACCAAAATAAAACTTGGACAGCGCCAGCCGTTGAAGTAGCAGATGTTTGCGGCGCTGGAGATACGTTTTTGTCTGCGTTGGCAGTAGGTTTTTTAAATATGCAAGATATGGCTGCTAGTATACAGTTTGCCAATCGTGCTGCTGCTATAACGGTACAGCATATAGGTGTCTACGCACCAACACTCGAGGAAATTGAATGTCAAGATTAGAGGGCTTTGTAAAAAAAGGATGGGGCTCAGAATTGATTTGGGCCACCAACGACAAATACTGCGGGAAGCTCATGCAGTTTAATAAAGATGCACGTTTTAGCATGCACTTTCATGCAGAAAAAGATGAAAGCTGGTATGTGCTGTCTGGACGGTTTGAAGTACGTTGGATCAACACACAAGATGCTTCTACTGGGAGCCGCATATTAACCACAGGTGATACCTGGCGCAATGAACCACTGTTCCCCCATCAAGTTATTTGCTTGGATGAGGGCACTATTATTGAAGTTAGCACCCCCGATTCAGTTGAAGACAATTATCGTGTGGGCAAAGGCGACAGCCAAAAATGAAATATATTGTTGATATCGATGGTACAATCTTTTCTGACACACACGGTAGCAACTATCACGAAGCAAAACCCCTAGTGGATAGGATTGCACATTTTAACAATTTATATGATCAAGGTCACGAAATTCATTATTGGACTGCACGGGGAGGCAACTCTGGTAAAGACTGGACTGAACTAACAATGAAGCAACTGAAAGAATGGGGTGTAAAATATACCACTGCCAAAACAGGCAAACCATCATACGATATATGGGTAGATGATAAAGCAATAAACGTGGAGGCATATTTTAATGAAAATTCTACTAACCGGGCATAAGGGATTTATTGGTAGCCACATGCTGGCTGCGCTGGAGCAAGATAATCATGAAGTTACCACTTATGAATGGGGCGATGGCTCGCGGCCGGGTGCGTCGGGATACGATTGGGTCATACACACAGGTGCTATTAGCAGTACCACCGAGCGTGACGTTGACAAAATTATGCGGCAAAACTATGACTTCAGCGTAGAGTTGTATCGTGAATGCAGATTCCATGGAGTAAACTTTCAATGGTCTTCTTCGGCCAGCGTTTACGGATTAGTTAGTGATTTTAAAGAAACCAGTCCCGTTGATCCACGCACACCATATGCTTGGAGCAAGTATATGTTTGAACGTTTTGTAGCCAAGTATCCACCAAATATTTCAGTGGCACAAGGATTTCGCTATTTTAACGTTTATGGTCCTGATGGTGAGGATCACAAAGGCAACCAAGCCAGTCCGCACAATCAATTCCGTCGGCAAGCGCGGGATCACGGTGATGTGGCTGTATTTGAAAACAGCGATCAATACTTACGAGATTTTGTACATGTAAGTCGAGTTGTAGAAGCACACCTTAAATTCTTTGATGTAAAAGAAAGCGGAGTATGGAATGTGGGCACTGGGGAGCCGAAAAGTTTTATGTCGGTAGCACAACAATATAACGTTCCTATAATTACTATACCCATGCCTACTATACTTAAAGATTCATACCAAAAGTACACCTGCGCAGACATGACAAAATACAATGACACGCTGAAGAAATATGAAAAGTGAACTACCACACTTGGTTACAATCGCATGCACTAAGATGAGTGAATGGGATTCAATTGTTATGTCCGTGGTTGGGTTATTTGGAGCAGATCCCGCCAGATGGCGTTCGCAATCAACGTTTGACGATATGACGTTTTCGTTTGCCGATGAACGTGACGCTTTGTTGTTTCGCTTAAAATACAGTCAATTGGTGATAAATCATGCAAACCGTTATCAAACAGCCTAACGATTATCAAATACGGTCAGCCGAAAGTTTTAATCACGCGATTAGAATTGACAAGCCCCGTGGTGCTATTGATTCCATTGTTGATTGGGCACGGGAAGAAATGACCAATGAATGGCGTTGGCAATTGGTTGAAACCAGTTCTGCAAACGGACCTGGTTCTTATATTTTCTATTTTGATTCAGAATCAGACTATTTGGCTTTCGTGCTCAAGTATTCTTAATACT